CCCAAAGGGCGGAACGCTCAGAGACTTTGCGCGTGATGTGATCTGGTGCATGGCTTATATATCGCTGCAATCACTGAAGGATTCTGCGAAAATCAAGCCTGCTGCACCCCCGAAGGATTGGATCGGGTCATGAAGTACCGCAACAAGCCATGCCAGATTGGCGCAGAGAAGTACCGCAGCCAGCGCGAAGCAAAACGCCATCAGGACTTGCTGACACTTCAGAAGGCGGGGCTTATCGCAGGCTTGGCACGCGAGGTGCCGTTTGAGTTGTCTCCTGGCGTGAAAATCGAGGGCGAAACCAGAAAAAGGCCAGCAGTCCGATACGTTGCCGATTTTGTTTACTCGGACGTCAAGGCGGGTAGGGTCGTGGTCGAGGACGCAAAGGGAATGCAAACCCCGGTCTACAGGCTCAAGAAACACTTGATGGCAACGCTGCGGGGCATCCATGTGCGGGAATCTTGAGGGTCAAGCATGCAAGTAGGCGACGAAACCATACGCCGGGTCATCCTCTCAACAGGATGGCAACCCGGAAACAAGGTAGACGACGACGCCGTTCGTGCGTGGTTCGCAGCCTTTGCCGATGAACTGCAAAAGGCATGCCATGAAGTCGCAAGCCGGTACAAGCCGAAATACACGCAAGTGACAGCCAATCCCGAAGATGACCCGCAGCACATGGCAAAGACAGCAGCGGAGAACGTGGCTCGGATGATGGAAGCGAGGGTAAGCGAGTAATGCTGATGAAAACATCCGTAGACTTCAACGAGGTAGCTGAAGCACACAAGACCATCGACGCCCGGCTAGTGAACTGGGCCAGGTGGAGCCACAACCACCAAGGGTCAGCGGCAAGCCCGATGTTCAGGCTCTACCGCAGTCCTGAGACATGGGCGCACGACACCGCAAGCAACCCGGTCGATGGGATCGACGCGCAAAAGGTGCAGAAGGGCGTCGGCCAGCTTCCGACGAAACACCGGCTTGCGCTGTCGTGGTGTTACATCAAGCGCAACCATCCGGCAAAGGCGGCGGCAAGCATCGGTGAGAGCCTGCAAGGGTTGCGGGATGTGATCGCGTCAGCCCGGCAGATGCTGGTCAAAAGAAGGGTTTGACACAAGCGCGAATCTATGGTTTAGAATAGCGCAACAGCTAAAGGGCTGCCCATCCATTTCGGAGGGGTAGTCGTCACCAAGAGGCCCGCACCTTCCGAGGTAGCGGGCTTTTTTGCGTTTGACCACTTGGCGGGTAGCGCCATGACTGCCGAAAGGCTCCCGCATGTACCCGCCTGAAGTGAGGCAAACGATCCTAGACAGGATCGCAGAAGGCGAAAGCCTGCGCCGAATTTGCGAAGTCGATGGAATGCCTGATAAGGCTAGCGTCATGCGCTGGCTTGAGGCTGATCCCGAGTTTGCGACCAAGTACGCGCACGCGAGAGAGTCACAAGCCGATGTGATTTTCGAGGGAATGGCAGACATTGAAGGCGATGTGCTGTCTGGAACTCTCAAGCCTGATGCCGCGCGGGTTGTGTTGGATTCGCGCCGTTGGCGTGCTGAGAAGCTGAAGCCAAAGCGGTACGGCAGCAAGATCGAAGCAACGCACGAGCTAGGCGAAACCTTCACCAAGGTAGTGCGCGAAATCATCCGTGGCTGAACTGCGGATAAAGACGGCGGCGAAGTTTGAGCCGCTGCTAGCGCCAGCACGCTACAAGGGCGCGCACGGTGGCCGGGGTTCCGCGAAGTCGAACTTCTTTGCTGAACTGTGGCTAGAGGAAAGCATCAGCGAGAAGCTGGACTTTGTTTGCCTGCGGGAAACGCTCAAGAGCCTAGAGTTCAGCGTTAAGAAGCTGCTAGAGGCAAAGATTCAGACCTTCAACGCCGGGGCCTATTTCGAGGTTCAGGATCGGCGCATCAAGTCGCGGCTAGGCGGCGTGACGATCTTTGAGGGCATGCAGAACCACACGGCTGACTCCATCAAGTCGCTGGAAGGGTTCGACCGCTCATGGTTTGAAGAGGCGCAGGCAGCAAGCGATAAGAGCCTGACGCTTCTCAGGCCAACGATTCGCAAGCCTGGCAGTCAGCTTTGGTTCAGTTGGAACCCTGACCTGCCGACTGACCCGATTGACCTGTTGTTGCGTGGGCCGACTCTGCCGCCTTCCAGCATCGTGGTCGAGGCGAACTATCTAGACAACCCGTGGCTTCCTGATGAGCTTCGGGAAGAAATGGAGTTCGACAAGCGGCGCGACCCTGACAAGTACGCGCACGTGTGGTTAGGTGAGTACCGCAGGAACAGCGAAGCGCGGGTCTTCAGGAACTGGCGCATTGAAGAGTTTGAGGCGCAGCCTGACTGGATCTTGAGGCAGGGCGCGGATTGGGGCTTCAGCATTGACCCCAGCGTGTTGGTTCAGTGCGCGATTGTTGGCCGCACGCTGTATGTGACGCACGAAGCCTACAAGGTCGGTTGCGACATTGATTTCCTGCCTGACCTGTTCAGGACGGTCCCAGAGGCTGAGAGATGGCCCACGGTGGCGGACTCAGCCAGGCCGGAAACCATCAGCTACATGGTGCGGCACGGCTTTCCCAAGATGCTTCCTGCGATCAAGGGGGCGAAGAGTCTGGAAGAGGGCGTGGAGTTCCTCAAGAGCTTTGACATCGTGGTTCACCCGCGCTGCAAGCACTTGATTGATGAACTGACCCTCTACAGCTATGAGGTTGACCCGCTGACAGGCAGTGTCCTGCCGAAGCTGGCCGACAAGGACAACCACGTAATTGACTCGCTTCGGTACGCCTGCGAAGGCGCCCGGCGAGCGGTGAAGAAACCGAAGGCAGAAACCGGCAAGGCTCGCGCATGGCAAGGCGAGAACAGCTTTCTAGGACTATGAAGAAACGCGACAAGATCATCGAAGAGGCGCGCACGCGGTACGAATACGCGAGCGAAGCCTGGGCGCCGATCTTTGCGCTTATGTCCGACGACTTGCGGTTCAGCGACCCGACTGCGCTTCAGCAGTGGCCCGAGAAGGTGCGCCGTGAGCGTGAGCTTGATGGGCGTCCGTGCCTGACGTTCGACCAGTGCGGCCAGTACGTGCGCCAGATCATCAACCAAGCCCGCAGAAACAAGCCTGCGCTCAAGTTCCTGCCGGTTGACGACAACAGCGACCACGAGCTGGCCGAGGTCCTGCAAGGGCTGGCGCGTCAGACTGAGTACGAATCGAAGGCTGAAGTCGCATACATCACGGCGCTGGATCATGCGACCCGTGGCGGTTTGGGCTTCTTCCGGCTCATCACCGAAGAGAAAGAAGGCGGCGAAGTCATCGGCCAGCAGAGCGCCCGCATCGTGCGCGTGACTGACCCGAAGACGATCAAGCTAGACCCGGACTTCATGGAGCCCGATGGGTCGGATGCAAAGTGGGGCTTTGTCGAAGAGACGTACACCCGCGAAGCGTTCAAGAAGGCATGGCCCAAGGCGACTGCTGTTGATTGGGACAATCAGGGTTGGTACGGCAAGGACCATGTACGGGTCTGCGAGTATTTCCGCATCGTTGAATCGACTCAGAACGTCATCAACGTGGCCGGTGAGGACTTCACCGAGGAAGAGTATTGGCAGGCTTCGCAGGTCAATCCCGGCATGCAGGGCGTGCCAAATGCCAAGACCGTCTGCCGGGTCGAATGGTTCAAGCTGTCGGGCGAGGACGTTCTAGAGCAGTCGGAGTTCCCGGCTGAGTACGTCCCGATTTTCCCGGTCATCGGCAACGAGTCGTGGGAAGACGGCAAACGTCGATTGGGCGGCATCGTTCGCCCGGTGCGTGATGCGCAGGTCGCCTACAACTTTGAGCGCAACGGCGAGATTGAGGCTGTAGCCATCGGTCCCAAGGCCCCGTGGGTTGCGCCTGCTGAAGCCATCGAGGGCTATGAGAGCCAATGGCAGAACGCGAACCGTGGCAATCAGGCTGTCCTGCCTTACAACAGCATCGATGAGCAGGGCAATCCGATTGCAGCCCCGACGCGGATCAACCCGGCTGGCGTTGCTGCTGGCTGGGTGACGCTTGCAGAGCGGTCGAAGGCTGACATTCAAGCCGGCATGGGCATGTTTGCTGCCTCTGTCGGCAACAACCCCAACAACCAGAGCGGGCGGGCTGTTCTTGCGTTGCAGGACAAGGCCGAGATCGGATCTTTCCACTACATCGACAACCTGGCCCTGTCCATCGGGCACATGGGCCGCGTGCTCACTCAGGTGTGGCCGCGCATCTACGATCAAGCGCAGATCGTCCGCATCTTGGGCGAGGACGACCAAAGCAAGTTCGTTCGCGTTCAGCCCGACATGCCGCAGGGCTACGCAAAGGGCGAAGAAAACGGGCAAGAGGTCATTTACATCAACCCCGGCGCTGGGCGGTTCGACGCTCGCGCTGTTGTTGGGCCAGCCTACGCAACCCGTCAGACCGAAGCCGCTGCGGAAATCTCTGAGCTGGTCAACGGCAATCCGCAGATGCTCGCGCTGCTGGGTGACGTGTGGGTGAAGATGCGCAACTTCCCCGAGGCCGACAAGATCAGTAAGCGGTTCAAAGCCATGCTGCCGCCGCAAGCGCAAGAGGCTGAGAAAGAGGAACAGCAGGACATTCCGCCCGAAGTTCAGCAGGCGCTGCAAGGTGCAGCACAAGAGATTCAGGCGCTGCGCGACGCGCTGCAGCAAGCCCAGCAGGCCATGCAAGGCGACCAAGCCAAGGCGCAGCAGGCCATGCAGATTGAAGCCTTCAGGCGCGACACTGCCCTGATGCTGCAAGCGGCGAAGGACGAAAGTGCGCAAGACCGCGAAGAACTAAAAGGCGTCATTGAACTGCTGAAGCAGCAGATCATGCCGCCGCCCCAACTTGCAGCCGCTGCCGCAGAGGATTTGCAGCAGTAGACAGATTCACCCCCAACAGCCCCGCCCTGGCAACTCGGCGGGCTTTTTTGCGTCTTGGGCCGCTTGCCCATGTCTCATTGATCCATCAATGACCACTGAAACCACAGTCTCGCCTGGCGAAGAGACTCAAAACCCTGCGCC